CCAACATCAAGAATCATTGTGGACAGCGAGGGCATTTACAACTTTGACACATCGTTTCAGCTTGATAAAACTAGTGGCGGTGTAGCAGAGTTTTATTTTTGGTTTAGGCTCAATGGTACAGACGTGCCAGATAGCGCCAGCCAAATCAGGATTCAGGGTAATAACGGTGAAATTTTTTCATCGCTAAATTACTTTTTCGATCTAAAAGCCAATGATTATGTCGAACTGATGTTTTCGGTGAGCGACCTAAGTGTTGAATTACTTTCTGTTGTAGCAACGCCACCAGTTCCAGCTATTCCGTCCATAATCCTGACAGTTTCAAACAATATCGGAGGTGTCCAATGACAGTTACAGTAAAAGTGCTTATCCCTGCAAAACAAGCAGAAAACGCACAAACCACCCAATACACCGCAACAAATGTCAAGGCAATTATTGACAAGTTCACGGTGACCAATACCAGCGCCAACAATGTGACTTTCAGTTGCAACTTGGTCACTGTCTCTGGTTCCGCGGGTGCATCGAACTTGATTATCGACACACGAACCATCGTGCCAGATGAAACTTACACCTGCCCCGAGCTGGTGGGCCAAGCATTAGACGTTGGTGGTTTTATTTCCACAATCGCAGGGGCTGGAACATCCCTGACCATCCGAGCATCAGGCCGAGAAATTAGTTAAGGAGAATAGCATGAAAGAATTTATGGTTATTCCGCGGGGCTTTAATGGCCTGCCGATGGAAGATGAGTTTTTAACCAATGCCCAAAACAAAAAGAACTATGCGGTTGCAGTAGCTGACTGGAACTATGGTCCTGAAATGCCCACCAATGAAGCTGGCGCAAACAAAGAGTTTTACGCAGGACTGGCAGAGGCTATGCAATGCGATGAAAAAGACGCACGGCGTAAGCATTGCTCGAACTGCGAGTATTACGACAACAGCTTTATGACCCAAGTTCGGATTGATCGCATCCCGATGGCGGCTTATGACAAAGGCGCAGGCTTCAGGGGTCACTGCGAAAAGCTGGACTTTATCTGCAACGATATGCGGGTTTGTCAGGCTTGGGAAGACGAAGAATATGAGGATTGACCTTTTGTCAAATTGTGCGAAAATTCAGTCGCTGAGTTCTGGCATCCAGCGGCCTGCCCTGTATAGGAGTTGTGCATGACCGATGGACTGCGAGAGAACCTGACCAAGGTTTTTATGCTTCCCCAACCAGCCGTTGATTGGTTGGTAATGGTCTATGACGCAATCCAAGTCTTTGATGACGTAGCAGATGGCGACCCAGTAGCACGAGAAGACCTGAATGCGACCATTTGGAACACGCTGGTGGGCATGCATCAGAACGCATTTTTTATCGGCAACAGCAACCATTTAACGCCCTTGCTGGCGACAATGATTCTCAAGTGGCAAGCCTCAGATACAACAGAGCGCAATAAACAAGCAGATGCTAAGTCGTTTATGTGGCGGGCTGGGTATTACGATTTGATTTTGATGGCGGTCTCGCTGGTGCATGGGGCTGGTTTTGCTACTAAGCACGGTCATCATGTGATGGCTTTATATGGCGAAACCCTAGAAGATTATCTAAAGGAGTTTGGTGATGCCTGATCTTATGATGGGTCTACAAGTTGGCGCATCCCTGCTTGGTAGTTCAATGCAAGCAGATGCCGCAAGTGAAGCGTCAGCCGCACAGGTCGCATCTGCTGAAGCTGGTATTGCAGAACAGCGCAGGCAATTTGATGCAATGCGTGAATTGCTCAAGCCTTATGTTTCGGTTGGGACAACTGCTATCGAAGGGCTTGCGCCATTTCAGGTTGCAGGCGTTGGTGCGGTTCCGATTTTGCAACAGTATGCACAAGCAGGCCCAAAAGCATTTGAGCAACAGCAAGCATTGGCTGGTGTACTTGGCCCTGAAAGACAAAGAGAAGCGATTGCCCAAATTGAAAGCGGTGGTGGTTTTCAAGCCTCTGTGCAAGCTGGTGAGGAGGCTTTACTACAACGTGCATCAGCTACTGGTGGGTTGCGTGGTGGCAATATTCAAGCCGCACTTGGTCAATTCAGGCCACAAATGTTGCAACAAGAAATTGAAAACCAATATCAACGGCTTGGTGGTCTTGCTGGCGTTGGCGGTACTGTTGCACAGCAACTTGCTAGCGGTGGAATGGGGGTAGGAGAACGCCTTGCAGCCCTTGGGCAGGCATCTGCCGCAGGAACAGGAGCGGCTGCTCAAACCAGTGGGACAAATATTGCCAACTTGCTTGGGCAACAGGGTGCGGCACGAGCTGGCGGTATTACTGGTGAAGCCACTGCTTATGGAAAATTATTGAATGCACCTTTTCAATTTGCAGGATTTCAGTCTGGCGGCGGTTTAAGTGGTCCAATGAATTTTGATCCGTTCAATCAAATTGGCGGGGGGATGTTTTTCTAATGGCAACAATTAGCGCAAACCTACCACAACCGATAGATTATTCTATTGACGTAAAAATGCCGTTTGAAGCCTCTTTAGAGGGCTTTAAATTAGGTTCAGATGTAGCAACAATTCAAGCTGCACAACAGAAGCGTTTGCTTGACCAGCAAGCAGCGCAACAAGCACAGGCACGGCAAACTGAACTTGGTACAAGACTCAAAAGTTTTTATGACAAAAAACCAGAGGAAAGAAACTTTGAGGAAATTGAGCAGTTATTTACATTTGCAGGAAACAAAGACCAGCTAGATGCTTTGAAATTAATGGCTGAAGGCACAGATAAAAGACGACTTGACACTGACAAGCGTTTTTATGCTCAAGTCATGCTTGGCTTGGAATCAGAACCAACTGTTGCATATAAGTTGTTAGATGATCGTATTTTGGCAGAAAAAGACCCAGGTCAAAAAGCGGCATTGGAAACAATTAAAAGAACTGCCGAAACTGTCAATCCAGCCGCCGCAGTGAATTTGATTGAACCATATACGGCAACAATATTCGGAAAAGATTGGTATGCAGGTCTAAAAGATGCGCGTGTTGAAAGACGAGCGCAAGACATTGCACCATCTGCGCTACAAAAATCAATTGCTGATGCTGATGCAGCCGTTGCAGCGGCTACAACTGCACAAGCCACAGCCAAAAATGCAGATGAAAAAGCCGCCGCTGATGCCGCAAAAGCCACCGCTGAAGCACAACAAGCGGCAGTTAAAGCTAAATATGAAGAACGAGAACGACTTGCCGCGCTTGAGAAAAGTAATTGGGATGTTAAAAATCTGAAAAGCCAGATAAGTGACAGATCGCAACAACTTAATTTAAGAAGCCAAGAAGTTGCCGCAACTGTTGCTGAAAAATTGGCCTCTGCTGGCGCAAAATTAAATGAAGTTCCCGCGGATACAAAAAAACTTATAAATGAATCTGCTGTTGCCGCGGCGACATCTAAGCAATCTGCTGGTCAATTTAATGACTTGGCAAAACGCCTTGAAGCAGAGGGCGGTGGCTATGGTATTTTTTCAAGTGCATCAGACTACTTGAAAAAAGGTGTAGGTTTTCAAGGCGGCATGACACAGTTGCGCCAAGAATACATACGACTGCGAAACACGGCGGCCATAAAATCATTACCACCAGGCCCCGCAACCGACAGAGACATTGCATTGGCTTTGCGTGGCTTTCCAGGCGATAACGCATCAGCATCAGATTTGGCAAGTTTTTTGCGTGGCATGGCAAAGCTACAAGACATTGATGCCTCAATCAATAATGCCAAAACAGATTGGTTAACCAACAATAATGGGTCTTTGGCTAGAGCAAAAAATACTTTTATTGCAGGTGATTACGCCGCAAAAGCAGGTGAAAATTTCAATGATTTTTCAACACGAATCATTGATGATGTAACAAAGAAATACGACCCAAGAACGCAATCATCAATAGTCGATCAGATACCCACTGATAAAAACCCAAGACCAATGGCAACGCAAAATAATGTGCGGTCAGCGGCAGATGCAATTTTGCGTGGAGGCCAATAAATGGCAACCGCAGACGAATACGCAGCTTGGATTGTAAAAAACTCGGCTAAACGTGGTACGCCTGAGTTTGAAACAGTAGCGCAAGCCTATCAAATTGCAAAAGCGGAAGAAACTACTGCTAGTACTCAGCAACAACTTGCGCCTACACCTCAACCCCCAAGTGCGTTAGATCAACTTATCGGGGCTGGTGAAACTGCCTTAACGCTAGGTACTGCCTTAACAGGCGGGACATTAGGGACGATTGTTGGTACTGGTAAAGGTTTGACCCAGCAAATTTTATCGGGTGAATTTGGTACGCCTGAGGCTGTGCGTGAGATTGAAAAAGCTGCGGTAGAAGGCGCACAGGCATTGACTTACCAACCAAGGACAGAGACTGGTCAAGAAATGGTGCAGGCAACAGGTCAATTTTTAGGTGAAGTCTTGCCGCCTGTTTTGCCAGTTATTGCAACACCCACTGCAACTGTGCAAGCAATTAAAAGTGCAAGTCCCATATTGCAAGCCACAGCCCAGCGTGGTACAGCCGCCGCAAAGCAAGCCGCACAAGCAACAGGGCAGGCCATAGCAAAGCCCGTACAAGCGGCCACAACAGTCGTTCGTGAGGTTTTGGGTATGGAGACCCCTGCGACCACAACAACGACTGGTGGGCGTGTTTCTGTTGGTGCGGCAGCGACACCAGCAGACCTACAAAGAGTAACGACTGCCGAACAATTGGGTTTTGTCGGTCCTGCTGGCTTAACTGCTGGACAGAGAACTAGAAATTTTGCAGACCTTCAATTTGAAAAAGAGACCGCCAAATTAGGTGAAGTTGGCGCACCTTTGCGTGAACGTGTTAGCAATCAAACGGCAAATTTGATTCAGCAATTTGATGCAATGGTTGACCGTACGGAACCGATGTTAGTAGATGCAAGAGACATTGGCAAAGCTGTAGATAAAGCGGTGGTCACTAAAGCTGAAGTTTCACGCAGAAAAGTTCGTAATGCTTATACAAAAGCCGAAGAAGATGGTTCTATGCTTGAACCTGTCACCTTAAATGAGTTGGCAGCTACTGCGGTAGACGTACAGCGTTTTGAAGGAGTTGCACCAAATGTGGCTCCAATCCGTAAAGAAGCTATCCGACTTGGCATCTTGACAGAGGATGCTGATGGCAACCTGATTGCACAAGCAAAACCTATTGCTGACACCGAATTATTAAGACAATTTACCAACGAAGTTACTGACTGGACTGACAAGAGACAGTCTTTGATGGCAAGAAAAATTAATTCAGCAATTGATACTGGCACTGAAGGTAAAGGTGGCGAATCTTACAAAGCAGCCCGTAAACTTCGTCAGGATTTTGCCAATGAGTTTGAAAACGTAGGATTGACAGCAAAACTTTTGTCAACCAAGCGTGGCACAGATGAGCGCACCATCGCTTTTGATGACATTTTTGACAAGATCATAATTAACGCGCCACTTGAAGAGATGAACAAAGTCAGAAAAACTTTGCTTACAGCAGGACCAGAAGGTAAGCAGGCTTGGAATGAATTGAAGTCCAACACAATTCGTTACATTATCAATAAATCCTTGTCAACAGCCCAAAGGGATGAGCGTGGTCAACCATTAGTTTCTCCTGACAAACTTAATAGCGTCATTAGGTCTTTGGACAGGGAAGGCAAACTAGAAGGTTTGTATGGTAAAAAACAGGCACAGCAAATTCGAGACCTTGGCGAAATTGCAATTGATATTTACACAGCACCACCAGGCGCAATAAATTTTTCAAACACAGCATCAGCTTTGCAGGTTGCTTTAGACTCGGTCATGACCTTTGGATTGACTGGAATACCAGCCCCTGCAGTCACAGCTTTGAGAGAAGCATCTAAATACCTTAAAAATCGTGAAGTCAGAAACAGGGTTCGACAATCTTTGCAACCTTTGGGAGAATGAATAAATGTCCGCACTATCAGTAGAACCACCATTCCCAGCCTTTGCGGGTGCTGATGGACAGCCGTTGGACGATGGGTACATCTGGATTGGCACTGTCAATCTGAACCCAATCACCAATCCGATTGTTGCCTATTGGGACTCTGCGCTGACCATTACTGCTGTCCAACCCATCCGCACAAGTGGGGGCTACCCTGTCTACCAAGGCACACCATCACGCATTTACACGGCAAGCGATTACTCCATCCAAGTGCAGAACAAGAACGGCACGGTGGTCTATACATCGCTGAATGATAATGCTTTTGGTGGTGGTGCAGTGGCTTCAAACGCCACAGGCACAGGGTCACAAACAATTTTTCCTGTCACATCTGCACCTTCGGCGGCCTACATAAATGGTGTATATCAAAATCAAAACACTTACACTTTTGCTGGCGGCAACGTAACATTCAGTGAAGCACCACCGCTCACCTCGATAATCGAATTTGTATTCTGAGGAATAAACCATGCTAAAAACAGTCTCATCTATCACTAATGCCATCGGCGCATTGAACTACAAAGGCACATGGAATGCTGCAACAAATACACCTACTTTGGCAGATGGCACTGGTGCAAAGGGTGATTACTATGTGGTCAGCACAGCAGGAACGCAGACCTTTGGTGGTGTGCAATTATTCTTTGGTTTGGGTGATTGGATAGTCTATAACGGCGCAGTCTGGCAAAGGGTTGAGGGTGGTTCTGATGGCAACTTTGCCAATGTAACCCTGACATCAACTGATGCTGGCGCAACAGCATCACCATTGCTCGAGTTATACAGAGATTCAGCAACACCAGCGGCATCTGACACCCTTGGTGAAATTGAATTTAATGGTGAAGATTCGGCTGGTAATAAGCAAGCCTATGGTTTGATTCACAGTTCTATTCTCAGCCCAACCTCTGGTTCTGAACAGGGGCAACTTCACTTTGAGACTGCAACTGCTGGTGCATTGACCGAAAAGATGATTATTGGAACGAACAATCTTGTGATTAACGAAATCGGTGCAGTGTTTAATGTGCGAATTGAAGGCGATACAGATGCCAATTTGTTTTACACCGATGCAACAAATGATAAAGTTGGTGTTGGCACAGCTGGCCCATCAGAAAAACTAGATGTTGTAGGTAAAATTAAAGTATCCGACAACATAGTCATTGGCACATCAGGCAAAGGCATCGACTTTTCTGCCACCGCTGGCACAGGCACAAGTGAATTGCTGGCTGACTATGAAGAAGGTACTTGGACTCCTGTTGTTGCTTCATCAATAGGCGCTATTACCACTTACACCGCCACAGGTAAATACACAAAAATTGGCCGTGCGGTTGTGCTAAGTTGCAACATTATCATCACAAACAATGGAACGGGCGCGGGCTTTTTAAGTATTACAGGCGTACCTTTTAACGCAGCCGCGGCAAATGCTGAAGCCGGAAGTGGTCTTGAATATGCCACTGTTGGTTTTTCAGTTTATGAATATTTTGTAAACACAACAACTTTGGTTATAGCTAATTACATCAATGCTTATCCAGGTGGTACTGGTTACAGGATTGCTGCTGAAATTACGTATCAAGTTTAAGGAATAAAATGTCTCTTACAAAAGTAACTTATTCAATGATTACTGGTGCGCCAGTAAACGTATTGGATTTTGGTGCGGATAACACCGGAGCAATAGATGCAGGGCCAGCAATCCAGACCGCTTTAAATAGCGGCGCTGCTGTGGTGGTGTTTCCGCCCGGAATTTACAAAATTGAAACCAAATGCATTTGCACCAACACTGCGCTCAAACGCATTGAAGGCTACGGCGCAACGATTCGGGCAGCAATCTCAGGATCGGTTAATTCATATATGTTTGATTTCGGAAGCAACAGCGTATTGGCAAGTATGGTCGGGTTTACTTTTGATAGCAGCGCTCCAGCAACAACGGTGACTATCCCTTGGTGGAATGGTACTTTCACATACAGCTATCAAATTTACCAATCAGGAGTTTATCTTCCCGACGGCTCGACCATTGAGGACTGCACCTTCAAACAACTGGAAACCGCACTGTACATTGGTACGTATTCTGATTTTCCGTATGACAGAAAGACCAAAGTTCTCAACTGCCGGTTTGAACAGAACCTTGTGACCTCGACCTGTATTTCGTGCGGATTTGTAGAGTACAGCGGCAACACGGCGTACTTCGGAAGCGAGGTTACGTTCCCATCGTGCAGGAATGTGATCATCACAAATAACATGATGTTCTTGCCCAACACGCCATCTATTAATGTTGGCGGTAGCGCGGCGCTGCCGGGAAGCTACGCCATCATTTCAAACAACATTGCCTTTGGGCGCGATCCTATCGTCGTGGAAGTTGGTTTCGACAACGTGACCATCACCGGCAACCAGTGTTTCTTGATGGAGGGAATTCCGCAAGGCGTTGGGATAGGTGTCACCACCAACACAGATGGTCAAGCAGTCAACCGAGTGTTAATCGCAAACAATACCATCAGTTTGTTTGCCGATCCAGACACCCTTGTAACTCAATACGCAATCGGAATTTATATTGACATCAACATTGATGTTATTTGCAAAGATATTTCAATCAGTGACAATCTAATTATCGGCCCTGGTAATGGAATTATCGTAGATGGCTTTGATGCCACTCCAAGAATCGAAGGATTGACAATCAACAACAACACGATTCGTGATATTCGGATTCGTGGAATTGTTGTTGGAAATGCTGATCGAGTACAAATATCAAACAACAAATTAAACTCAAACACTGCTGTTTTAACCACCGATGGCATTTTTCTTAACAGCGTTGTTCGCGTCGACCTTGTAAACAACATCACCGAAGATTTTTTAACTAACCACTATTACTTTACTGGAGTCCAATCAGACGTTATATTGGACAACCCACTGCACAATGCAGCCAGTGAAAGTTTGTTGTGGGGCTTTGGGACAGTGACTGGAAATTTAGTGTGCCGAAACGTAGTTTTTCCAACTGGAGCAACTCCTGCACTTGGTACATGGGCACAAGGTTCTTTTGTAATTAATCCACTTCCAGCTTCTGCGGGCTATTTTGGTGCAACTTGCACAGTTTCTGGTACGCCAGGAACATGGAGAACTTACGGGCTTATTTCTTAAAGGAAAACAAAATGGCTATCTCAAAAACAGTTATGACACCGCATGGCATTGAAGTGCAAAATGCTTATCATCGTGTTGAAGGCTTGACTTTGCGGTCAAAAAATAAATTGCAATTTCAAGTAAGAACATCGCTGGATGGTGTTAAACCACATTTTGATGATGCGGCTTACGAATGTGAATATGACATTCAAGGCGACAATCCTATTCGTCAAGCCTATAAATATCTCAAAACATTGCCAGAGTTTGCTGGCGCAACTGATTGTTAATCCGTACCAGTTCGGACAACTGGAAACCTTAATGCTTGACTGGATGGTTAGGCTGTAAACAAGGAAATGATATGTTGGAAAAAGTTATCTCTGTCGATTTGATTGAAGTCGTTGAAAACGGCACACTTCAAGTTCGTACCAAGACTGCTATCAAAGAAGATGGCGTGGAAATTAGTAACAAGTTCCATCGCCATGTTGTTGTGCCTGGCGCTGATGTAAGTGGTGAAAATGCTAAAGTGCAAGCGATTGCAAAATCTATTCACACTCCAGCAGTAATTTCTGCCTACCAAGCAGCCATCGCTACACAAGGAGTTTAATATGTCTACCAATTCACAAATTGCATTTGCCCCACTTGGCAAAACCGTTGTAATCCCTGCGGCGGCTAGTGCGCCCACTGGCGTACAAGCACTGGTTGACACACGTTTTGATGCTCAATCGGTGGGTCAATATCGCATCATCAACTCCAGCGCAAACACGGTGTTTCTTGGTTATGGTCCAACTGCGGCAATCGCTACGGCTAATGCTGTTGCGCCTGTTGCTGGTACGCCATCATCGGCGATTGTGCTAGTGCCTGGTGCTGTTGAAGTCTTGCGCTTTGGGCGCGCATCATTCTTCAGTGGTTTGGCCTCTGCCGCCTCGACTGTTTACATCGTGCAGGGCGAAGGTATGTAATGGCCGAGGATACCGACACACGGCTGGCGGTGCATGAGGCGGTTTGTGCTGAGAGGTACACCGCCATTGAGAAATCGTTTGTTTCAGGTTCGCAGCGCATGACTCGCATTGAGTATTTACTCTATGTGGTGATTGCGGCTGTGTTGCTGGGACCAGGCTTTGCTGGTGAGTTGGTTAAAAAAATACTGGGGCTGTAAATTGACCCGATCAGCATTTGTCTGCTTGCCGCAGGACTTGTTAAGCAAATACAAGCTGGGTGTGAGCTGTACAAACAGGCAAAAGAATCTTTTGTTGAGATTAAGCAGACTGCTGATGAGGTTATCGCCATTGGCAAAGAGATGCATGGCTTTTGGGGTCAATTACTTGCGTTTTTCAGA